GCTCCGCCGATTATTCGGGTCGCGTCGAAGTGAGTACGTTGACGAGGATGCGGTGGGAGGAGTACGCGTCGGGGTCGCGTATCGATCATTTCGCGTGGTGGTGCGAGACGTATCTGGTGCAGAGTATCGACCAGTTCGCTGGCGAGCCGCTGGTGATTGAGCCGTGGCAGGTCGAGTTCATGGGTGAGGCGTTGGCGACAAGTGACCCGACGGGCGCCACGCCTAGCTGGGGTTCGGTAACGCTCGTCGTGAGCCGGAAGAATGGCAAAACTTCGATGCTCGCCGCGTACGCGTTGTATCGCTTGCTCATGGATGAGACGCAGCCGGAGATTCTCCTGGCGGCGGCGAGTGATAAACAGGCTGGGCGTCTCTTTGATTCGATCGTGTCGTATATCAGGCGGAATCCCGAGCTGGCGAGTATGGTCGTGCTGCGCGAATACATTGGCGAGATCGCTAGGGCTGATGGTGGTGGCAAGATCATGCGGATGGCGTCTGATCCGAATACGCTGCACGGCTTCTCGCCGTCGCTTGTGATTGCTGACGAGTTGCATGCCTGGACGAAGCCAACGCAACGCAAGGCGTGGGCGGCGTTGACGACGGGCGGCGGGGCTCGCAAGAATACTCAGACGTTTACGATCACTACGGCCGGCGATGCGAACGAGCGCGATACGGGAATCCTCGGCCGGATGATTGACCGGAACGAATCCGTCGGCGATGTTGAGAAGCATCCGGGCCTGACGATCAGTCGAAACAAGAATGCGCGGACGCTGATCTATAACTATTCGGCACCGACAAAGGACGCTACCGATTCGGCTGCTCTCAAGCTCGCCAATCCTGCGTCGTGGATCACGGAGGAGTACCTGGAGCGGCAGGCTGCCAATCCTGAACTATCCGCTGAGGAGGTTCTCCAGCTGCACGGGTGTGTTTGGGTTGCGGGTGCGAATGCGTGGATCTCGGCGGATTGGTGGAATAACGCGATTGAGCGGGACGCGATTATCGAGCCGGGCAGTCGCGTTTCGATTGGTATTGACGTTGGCATTGTTCATGATGCGACGGCTTGTGTCATGGCGTGGCAGCGTCCCGACGATCAGCGCATCGTTCTCGAGGCGAAGATCTGGACGCCGTCGCCTGGCCGTAACGTGGATCTCGCCGAGGTCGAGGATCATATCCGCATGATTGGCGCCGAGTACGAGTTGGCTGGATGCTTCTATGATCCGCGTTTCTTTGAGCGATCCGCTCAGACACTAGACGCTGAGGGTCTGATTATGGTGACGATGCCGCAGAACTCGGCGACGATGGCGGACGCTTACCAGACTTTCTACGCGATGCTGGGTGAGGGGAATCTGCGGCACTCGGGATCGGATGCCGAGTTCGCGCAGCATTGTCTTCAGACGGTCGGGCAGATGACGGACCGAGGATGGAAGATCAGCAAGATGAGGCAGCGTCAGCGTATCGATGCTCTTGTGGCTGGCGTGATGGCCACGTATGGTGCAGTTATCCAATCGGAGGGAGCGATCATGCCGGGGTTCTTTAGTGTCTAAATCGGCGGCTATCATTCTAGTAGTGGAATCGTTCGCTGCGATTCTGATCTCGGTCGGTATTGGCTTGCTGCTGGTGCCGGCGGGTATCATCGCAGCGGGTGTATTTCTCCTAGTGTTCGGCATCGCATACGAGAGGTCCCGTGCTCAATAGAATCTTCAACCAGTCGAGTGAGCACGAAGAGCGTGCGATCAGCTTTCAGAGCATGTTTGCTTCGGGCGATGACTTGATGCTGAGCACGAGCAGTGGCGTGACGATGAGTCAGGACGAGTCGATGCGGCTCGGCGTTGTCTACGCTTGTGTGCGGCTGATCGCGGATTCTATTTCTACGCTGCCGGTTGATTCGTTCGTGCGGCGTGATGGTACGCGGACGCCGTATCGTCCGCGTCCCGCGTGGCTCGACTTGCCGGAGGTTGGCGTCTCACGGACGGCGCATTTCCAGCAGGTCCTCGTGTCGCTCCTAATCAATGGCAACTCGTTTACGCGTATCCTTCGCGACGATCAGGGCATCGCCGGCCTGGTCGTCCTGAATCCGAAGCGTGTTGAGATTCGCCTGAGTAAGACTACGCGGCGTCCCGAGTACGTCGTCGACAATGGCAAAGAGATCGTGGCCTACGAGGATATGATCCATATCACCGAGCTGCAGATGCCGGGCGAGTTGCGTGGCCGGTCCAGGATTGATCTCGTGAAGGAGACGCTGGGGCTGGCTAAGGCGCTCGACGCGTTCGCCCAATTGTTCTTCGGGCAGGGCTCAACGGTGGGTGGCCTGATCGAGTACCCCGGGAATCTGACGCGAGAGCAGGCTAAGGATCTCGCCGATTCGTTTGAGGCGCAGCATCGTAGCGTGCGGCGTGCTCATCGCCCTGGCGTCCTGTTTGGTGGCGCGAAGTTTACGAAGACGAGTGTGCAGCCGAATGAGGCGCAGATGCTTGAGTCGCGCCAGTTCGCTGTCGAGGAGATCGCGCGCACGTTTAGGTGTCCGCCGTCGATGATTGGAGTTACCACTCCGGGCGCAATGAGTTATGCGAGCGTTGAGCAGAATGGCATCCAGTTCGTGACGCATACGCTCCGTCCGTATATCGTCAAGATCGAGGACTCGTATTCGCGCCTCCTGCCGGGCGTCGCATTCCTATCTTTCAACGTGAACGGCCTACTCCGCGGCGACACGGCTAGCCGGTATGCGGCCTATTCGACAGGCTTGCAGGCCGGATTCTTCAGCGTCAATGATGTGCGTCGTATCGAGGACTTCCCGCCGGTAGACGGCGGCGACGTGAACCGCGTGCCCCTTGCGAATGTCGATCTTGCCGCGGCGAACCTGACCGAGCTTGACAAAAAGAGCGTGATCGCGCAGCGCATGATCCAGTCCGGCTTCGATCCGGCCGCTGTCCTCGAGTCGCTCGGCTTGCAGGCGCTTCCCCATACGGGCCTGCCGAGTGTGCAGCTGCAGGCTATCGCGCAGGTCGATCCTGAAGATCCGAAGGCGGCTTACGAGGTCGACGCGTGACGATCGCCACGAATCAGATCACGCTGAATCAGACTCGGCAACAGATCGTGTCTGCGCGGAATCAGTCGCAGCGGGTTTGCATTCATAATGATACTGGTGGTCGCGTCTATCTTGGTAACGAATCCGTGACTGTCGATAATGGCATTCATCTTGACGCGAATGATGAGCGCAACATTACACTCAATCCGAACGAGTCTCTGTGGGGAATCTCGAGCGCGTCAAGAGAAGTTAGTTTCATGATTCAGATCATGGAGTAAGGATGCCTTATTTCATCACAGATACGCAGCCTGATTGCTCCGGGTGGGCGACCGTCAAGGAGGAGACTGATGGGTCGCTGACGACGATTGGTTGTCACGAGTCGAAGGATGCTGCTATCGCGCAGATGGTCGCCGTATCTCTGGCTGAGGGACTCGAGCCGGGTGGCGAGCGTAACCTTGATGGCGCGCCGGCGATCATCGTCGACATTGACGGGACGCTGATCTCGTTCGAGGGCGAGCCGATCCGTAGCGTCGTCGACTTCGTGGATGATTATGAGGGCGCGGTCCTGATCGTCACGGCTCGCGTCGAGGCTGATCGGGCGGCGACGATTGCCGAACTTGAAGCGGCTGACGTGGATTGGGACGAGCTCTATATGAAGCCGACGGCGGGTGCTGATTCGCTGATGTTCAAGTCTGAGACGGTGCGGGATCTCCTCGACGTTTGGAATCTCGAGCTAGCCATTGAGAATGATGCGGATGTGCGTGCTGAGTATGCGCGCCTCGGTATCACGGCCGTCGTGCCGAGTGCTGTGCTCAAGACTGGTGTCCGCGCGTTGCCAGATAATTATCGGCCCGCGCTAGCGGCGGATGTGCCGGAGGGTCGCGCGTGCGGCAATTGTTTCTTCTATGACGAGTCGAACGTCGAGGGTGACAAGGCGTGGTGTGAGCGGTGGGACGAGTATGTCGACGGCGCGTATTATTGCAACGCGTGGCGTGCTGACGAGGAGGAGCGCGCGCCGGCGCCGCCGGAGGATCAGATCGAGGGGTCTGACCAGAACGAGCCTGGCAGTGCTAGTGGTGCTGGTGGTGATGTCGAGCTGAGTGAGGCGACGACGACGGCGCTCCGTAACAAGGTTGCGGAGCATAACGAGGCGATGGATGCGGATGATCGTCCCGCGTATACGCGGACGACGCTGGGCCAGTTGTCGGCGGTGTATCGTCGCGGTTCGGGCGCGTACTCGACCAGTCATCGTCCGGGTGTGTCGCGAGCCGCGTGGTCTATGGCTCGCGTCAACGCATTCCTATATCTCCTGCGGCGTGGCCGTCCCCAGAATGCTGCGTACGTTTCGGATAATGATCTCCTGCCGGAGGATCATCCGCGGTCGACACGTGGCGATCGAGCCATCGACTTGACGCTGCCCGAGTATATCCGCGAGGCGGCGATGCGTGGTGTCGAGTATTACGAAGCGGGTCGCGCGGGTGATGGCGTTGTGGATCGTACGATTCGCGAGGCGCGTCTAATGAGTCGCGGCGAAGTGTCAGAGGATAAAGTCATCCGTGTCAGTGCGTGGGCTGCGCGGCACCTCGTCGATCTTGACGCGCCACAGAATAATGATCCTGACGATGATGGGTTCCCCGGCGCTGGCGCTGTCGCGTTCTACTTGTGGGGCATTGACCCGCTCGACCCGTCGCCGGCGATTCGCTGGTTCGATGAGAAGGCCGACCAGATCCGCGAGGAGGAACGTAGCCTAGACACGGCCGTTGTCGGTGCTACCCTTTCTACTATGGATAACGGAGTCGAGACGCGCCGCATTACTGTCAACGAGTTCGAGTTGCGCGACGCAGCCGAGGGCAATGGCATGACGTTCGTGGGGTATGGCGCTGTCTTCAATTCGGATAGTGAGCCGCTGCCGTTCACGGAGCGGATCGCTCCTGGCGCGTTCTCGCGTTCGCTGCGGTCGCGTAACGAAATCAAGATGTTCGTCAACCACGACACGACGCAGGTCCTCGCATCTAAGCGTGCCGGAACCCTGCGTCTGTCCGAGGACACGCATGGCCTCCGCGTTGAGGCTGACCTGCCGGATACGACCGCTGGTCGCGACATGGCATTCCTAATCAAGCGTGGCGATGTCGCCGATATGTCGTTCGGCTTCAGCGTTCCGCGTGGTGGGGATTCGTGGAGTGATGATGGTGCTACGCGCGAATTGCGCGAGGTCCGTCTGCACGAGGTGAGTATCGTGACGGGGTTCCCGGCGTACGCCGCGA